CCGCTTAGGTGCTTTCTGGGGACTGCAAGCAGACCCAACTGAGGTGGCCACTCTCAATTGAGCAACCCCTGGAAAGACTTAGAAACTACTAAAGAACTTTTCTATAGTAATATCAGAGCAACAAGTGCTTTTGTGGTTTAAGGTACCACAGGTTTACAAACCTAGCATAAGCTAACCTTTTATTGCTACGATGAGCTGGCCATCAAAACCACCCTGATAAGTGGCTCCGGTCGCAGTTCACCAGTAGTTGCGGTAGTATCACTCCTTTCAAGTGCAACCACAGGGCCCGCAAGTCTGTGGAAGGGCTGCAATAGCATACCTTGGGCTACGCAAAACGCTCCCAGGCTAAATTACCAGGCTGAGTTTGAATACGCCGAAGCGCCATTTGACACAGGCGATGTTGTTGCCGTGGCCAAATACAAAGCTACTGGTGGTGGTCCTATAAACTGGGATGCTCTAGCATCGTCCCCAGCTGCCTTGCCGATAATGTAACGGCGTGTAGAACCACTGGTGTTACGCAAAGCCAAATCAACTCTGTTTGAAAAATAACCAGGATTGTAATTGACTTCGCCACTACCACCTGGTGTCATGGCTCGTTGCCAGCCACCAGTGGCAGTAAACATTCTAGAATGAGGTAATCTCAAGAATCTGGAATAAGTTGGTACAAACCAGCGTGCCACCTCTCCAGTCTCTGGGAGAGTAAGTGTAGAACTCGAATTTGCCAGCTTGTTATATACATTGGCAGCTTCGGTGTAAATAGCACCAGCTGTATTGGGAAAAGTGAGTGAATTTGCGGTAAAGTTTATTGTGGACCCACCATCACGATTAAAAACGTAGGTAGTTCCACCATTAACAAAGGCAAACATACGTGCAACCCTGGAACAAGGTGAGGCAAGCCAAATGGCAGTCTCATTAACACTTGTGCCAAAAGGTGCAGTTACAGGCACAGCGTTACTTTTAAACCAAGGTGTCATTGTTATCCTAGTTATCGTATTATTAGCAAGTTCAGCATTGCTCCAAGAAGGTATCATGGCAAGTTGCTTCAAAGACATGAAGCGCTCACCAATAGCATTTTGTGAAGCATCATTAACAGTCGCGGAAATGCCAGACTGGTAAACAATATCTGTATTACCAGAATTGGACAAACCGTCTAACATAGAAGGACAATAGCAAGCAAATTCAAAATTAGGCTCAGCTGATACTTCTACCATGAAATCAACCTCAGATGCAGAAACCCCCGGTGCACGCAAGCTGTTTACAACGGTCATAGATATTGCGCCAGTGGCACCTGCAAGTGTCATATACGGGTCCGTGCAGAGATATGGAACTACATATTCAAATTCCGCACCATCCCGCAAATCAAACACTGTAGACAAACCAGTGGGCTGTACCAAATTAGCTGGTGCTTCAGGAGCTGCTATATCATTTCCAAGCGTAAGATTGGCCGCTGGATTCGAGGTGTATGGTATGTACGTGAACTGGACTCTGCCTCCATGCATTTTGGACTTAGAAAAGGTAATCTTAAACCTAAGGTCACCTCTCCAATACCTAAAATTACTACCTATGTACAACAAAGTTGATGGCAAAAAGCAATTCTTAGTCCCAGTTGCAACACCAGGGTGAGGTATATTCCCGCTAATATTCGCGGGTCCAACCTCCCTATCCCTGTACCAAAATGAATTTATTGAAACATAGGAACCATACAACACATCACCAGTGGCACTAGCCTGATTAAACTGCCCTCTATAAATAAGAGAGGGCTTAGTCAACACGTAATTAAACGCCATCTGATCCTCATCCACACAACCAACCGCTGAATTAATGGCAAGTTTGTTGGAAATAAAAGGGGATGTTGTAAAACCCTGGAAAGGCATGTCTATGTGCGAATCTCCTGCATAAGTCATTCTATTAATACGCATAGGTTTGACCTCATCCACTGGCTTGCTAAAACCAAAAGCAGAGGCTGCCTTAGCAGCAGATCTGAGAAACCAATCAGCTTTGCCCCCGATGTTGTTCAACATGGGAATATCACTGATGGCTCTCGCTGCATTGGCAAAAGACTCCAAAGGCGCACTAAGCAAGCCCATGTGTTGTTTCTCAAGTGTCGCGATAGATTTATTACCCAAACCAGATTGTAATGTTACTACCCTAAAATTATAGGGCACAGCTCCTATCATTTCCATATCATGCAGGGACAAATACAAAGCATATTCTGGCTGCGTCTGGCCCTCCACAACACGAGGGTTGGTCATCTTGGTCAAGGACACAACTCCATGCACCATGTCAAACTCCGAATTTAAATCTATGGGAAAATACTCCAACGAATTCACATATGGAACTTCAAGAGAAACCATAGTGTTAGCCGAAATATCCAAGTCCACATGAGGTAAATTCTTCACAAGAGGGTAAAAGAAGGCACGGGTATAATTTGTATCACCTGCAACATTAGGGTCAACAGCATATTGCCACGCCAAATTTAAAATCCCCTGGTGAAATGGAGTTGCACTTACCACCACTGTCCACTTAAGAGTGGCTCGAAAGCCAACTGCACCTTTCAACCTGTCAAAATTGACATTTGAAAGCAAACCACGCAAAATACTAGACTTATCAATGGAAATGTAAGTCAACAAACCAGCCCCTGGCGTAATATTGCCTTCGGCTACCAAGCGTGGGCGTGCTAAATAGTCCTTTATGGACTGAACTGCACTCGTATCCAAAATGGAGTAATGACTCGATGTAGAGCCATCCACCTCTGCACAAACAGCGGCCTCGTCCACAAAAGTGGCAAGTCCAACTTTCTCAGGGTTGGCTGTAATAGTCAAACCCTCAATCTCATCACATATCGTCTCGGACGCAATTTCATTGTTTTTAGAGAGCTATGTACGTAGATGTGGTAGCTCACACACACATCCAAGGATGCCTCTCCTCTCTCTTAAAGACTGAGTAGTGGTCTTTCCCCATTGGGGTGCGTGTATATGGAGGAATCATGTATGTAACACACGCTGTTTTAAAACCACACATCGAAGCGCGTCTTCACAAAGTGGCGACATTCTTCGCGTGTGTAATATTCAAACTTCACTCCTTTCTCCTGTGCCCAGCGTATGGTAGTGGCTCCGTATTTCTCCCAAATCTCTGGCGTATGCAGAGCAGCCTCGCACAACATGTGGTTAAGGCGGCGCTCCAAATCACCAAGGGGATCACGCAAGTTCTTGTACCAATATCCCTCATAGAGGAAACTGTTCAAGTCCAAAGGCGCAACCCACCCCAAAAAGGGACTTTTGAGAACCAACTGATTGGTGGTCTCATCGCGAGCAAAAGAGCGTTTCAAAAACGTGACATTAAAAATGTCCGTATAAGGCACCAAAACGTCACCCTTGTTACCAGGAGTGTAATCCAGCTCAAAGAGCTCCTTCATTGTCGAGGCCACAGTCACTTGGTTAAAGACATCGCAAACTGTGTCATCTACCGATGTGATATTATCATCACCAAAGGTACACACGTAGGCATGATCCCACATGTTGAAGGCGCCCACTAAGCGCACGTAACACCCAGTAAGGGTGATCAAAGAGTACATCGAATTAACGATAGTGGTCAATGGATGCCCGCTGGGCAAAGACTTGTTCCACTGCACCACCAGGTCGAGCTTATTGCCCACACCTGTGATGTGGCGCGAATGCACCAAATCCAACCACAAGACACCGCGAACGATGTCATGCACCTCTTCCCACTCTGGACCATCCTTGTACCACTCATTGATGTAGCGGAGGATGCCATCGTGAATCCAAGGCTGCTCACTGGCGTCAAAGCGTGAGAAATCACCATCGAAGAGCTTATCGCCCTTCTCAAGCAAAGCCTCAGCCAAGACTCCCCACTCAGTGTAATGGTTCAATCCCGGTGCCATGCCATTCTTGACATACGTGGCAAAGGTGGCTGCCATAAAAGCGCCAAAATACATGCGCACCGCGATCGTGTAGTCCATAGGGGCTCCACTAATGGCACGTGTCTTGACGTTCTGCACCTTCTCAATGGTGCGCAGCTCATCCTTAAGGAAATCTGTGCAAAGCACAAGTGAGCGTATCTTCATCTCAGCACCTGCAATAATAGCAAGTACATCCTCCCTAACCTTCAGGAGGCCAGGGTTGTCGAAATCAATATCTCCCTCATAACCCAAAGCAAAAGTCTTGCCGGGTATCGCGGGGGACACATACTCTCTGTATTTCCAACCAGCACTAGAAGTGCGGTTCAGAGGCTTGAGCTTCATATGCTCTGGTGGTGAAACTGCCTCCTCAAAAGGCAAAATATAACGGGGATGGCCAACTGTGGCTTCCCTGTGTTTCTTCATGGCGTGGCTAACAATGCTGGCCATATCATCGGGAGAATGGTAAATGTGTGGTGATTGGTATGCTTTTAAAGCATTGACCATAGGAATAACCGCCTCACCATCAACCGTGACAGTCCGAAGAACTGCAGGTAATGTAGGCGGAGGTCCAAACACAGCCTCCTCCTGCATAATGGAAGGCTTGAGCTTTGTGACAGTGCCCAAATTAACGGGCTCATTCAACATCGCCAAGGGCTCTATTGAGCCACCAGTAATGCCACAAGACTGGAAAGTAGTCTTCTCCTCCTCAGTAATAGGCCGCATAGCGGACCTAGTGGAAAGGGACTTTGTGACATCTTCCTTGGGATCACCAATCTTGGCGACAACATCGTCATAACTTGCCAATGTCATCCAAATACTCATGGCCACCTCTTGTGAGACCACGCTGGCATAACCCTCACGCGCTTCAGTGTTTGCGCGTCCAGCCACATGCATGCCTAATAAGGCACGACCACCGTAATAACGGTTCTCAGCAATGGTGACAGGTGCACCGCAATCCCCGCTTTTAGTGGGGGCATTGTACTTAACCAAACCGAGCATCTGGTTGCCTGACACATTCATGCCCTTAGGCAAATAAGTGCAGGTCATGCTGGTGTGGATTTTCCTGTCAATACAAACCTTGTTCTTGCGCGTGACAATATCTGCCACATCAATGCGCACGGAGTTATTGGAACCCCTGAGCAATTTCTTCTGCTCACTGTCCTTTAAGAACAATGGTATGATGTCTTTGCAACTTTTCACACCAGAAGTACCCATGCACACACCTGCGATGTCATACTCCTTCAGCTCTATCATCTTGAGCTTGAGGAATTGCTCGACAGAGATGCGCAAGGTGTATTCTGTGTCCACGGACCGCAATGTCATGGTGCAGTAAGTGTAGTTCGCCAGATCACGTAAATAGTGGGCTGGGAACAAATACACGTTGGTGCGCAACCCTATCAGCTGCCCGACAGGTATGTGCTCGCCATCAACTTCCACACTCATCTTAAGAGTGTTGGCATAGATCTTATCGAAAGCTCCTTCTTGTGGGGGCAATCCCACTTGGCTATGTAGCCCTTGTTGCCAGACATGCTCTGTGCCAGCAAATTTGAAGGTAACTTCTTTGCGCGTGTTTGCCACGGCAACTCCGACATTGCTCTGCTCCTCCACGTCATCCTCAACCTTAGTGCCAAAAAGTCCCATTAAGAACTTCGAAACACCGTTGAAGACGCAAGCAGCTGCCTTCACAGCGGCCACGACCAACCCAAGAGTAAGGGTTATAATGGCCCCTGTTACGGCAACGCCTGCCGTGGTTCCAGCCAAGCTTCCTAGCCCGACCTTCGTAAGAGCGCCTGAGACAAACTCACGTAAGGTAGATACCATCCGCGAAAGAATGCTCCTTTGGGCTTGCACTTCTGCACGCCAGCGGCACCTGCGAGCAACAGACTCAGTCAAGGACTTTAAGCCCACTGCGGCTTTTGCGCCAAACCATCTAGGCTTGTCGCTATCCTCAACAATGTCCAACATCTCAAGTGTCTCCGCAGCATCTCTCTCAGACATAAATTCCTGAAGATCTGAGCTGCAAGAAGTCTCACTCGGAGCCGCACAATCATGCGCCTGTAATCCGCACTCAAGTTTGAAGTTGGAGGCTGTATCTTCCATCATGTCAAGCACGTTCTGGAGATCTTCAACCTCCTTGGAATTAGCCTCATATCGCTTCTTAATAGTGGCTGCTGCTTCATGCACAATAGAGCGCAAACCACCATGTTCAACGACCGTTGGCGCGCTGCTGGTGTCAAAAGTATGATGCTTGATAACCCAAGCATCCCACGGAATCAAATCCATGACATCCTCCTTGGTAAGCTTTCCACCATCTTTGGTGTGCTTTAAGGCCTGCTCAACACGAGCATGGACTTCCGAGGTCATCTTCTCATAATCGAAGCGACCAGCAGTGTCCTTGTACTCATCTGACACCTCGACCCAATAAGAGCCCTGGAAACGCCGCACAATTGCACGTGGCTCCACCAAAAATGGGGCCCATTCTGCAACCACATTGCGGCAGTTTGTAGTCCCAACAACCAAAGGTGTGTCAAGATAATACTTGCCCTTACTTTCCAAATCGGCAAAGTTCAAAGGGTAAGACCAATTTCCAATTGCTCGGATCAACTGCATCCCTTCTGAATCACTGTCACCAGGCTTAGGTTTCACCTGGAAGGCATCGTCTATGACGAGTGCCTTTTGGCCAACATAGCCATTCCAATACTCAGTCGTACCCTTCTGCCACAGATTGGCAAGAGCATTCTTAGCGGAAACCTGTCCGGAAAGGTACAATGCTATGGAAGCAAAGTACCTGACCAAGGAAGTCTTACCAACGCCAGATCCACCGCCAAACATCACGCAATAAGGCATAGGCCTCACATTGTTCATGGCGGAAAGACTGCCCTCATGGGGCCGAATCTTAAGCGCGAGCTTCTCCATCCATATGGCCAAGTCCCTTTTGGACTCCACAGTGGCCAAGACCTGGTAAAAACCAAAGCCTTCCAAATAATGTGCTCGAATCTCAAGCAACTTGTCAACAGGAATAGTGACATTTTTCTCCATAAAAAGGAGTGTCTCAATGGATTTCGCCTTCCATTTGCTGAAAGCATTGCTCTCAGACACAAGGCGAATAGCGGTATCCTCGTCACGTCGCAAGACAAAATTGATGAAAGCTTCAATAAACTTACCAATTTTCTCAAGAAACTTCTCAAGTCCCTCGCTCGCCCTGGGAAACAGAGCTGCTCTTCGCATGAACTCGGAAGTTATCTGCCTGTAATCGCCCCCTGGAACCCAGCACGTGCACACCATTGTTAAAAAGGTAGCAACATTGCCAACACCAGATTGCGCTGTAACACCGACAACTTCACGGATATAGGACACCACTTCTGGTGCCACCGCTGTGGTAAGGCCAACCAAGGCTGTAATCAGCACATGGCAATTGCAATACTTGTTGCAAATCCACGCCACAGTGGCAGCCAAAAAGGCTTTCCATAAAAAGTGACCCATATTGCGCACTTCCTCGACAAAGCGATTAAATGCGTCTTTGAGTGTCTTAAAAAGACCACCCACCTCATCTGCAGCACTCTCGATGCTAGTAGCAGCACTCGAGAGTTTAGTGGCACCATATGCAGATGCCACGGCCAATAGGCCAGCTGCACCTGCTATAGCAGGTACCTGCAAACCAGATTGGTACTCAAGTTCTGAAAACTCGTACATACCAAGCAGGCCTGCCTCAACCTTGGATAAGCGTTCCATTCGGTGTTGTGTCTTTCCACGCAACCGATATCCAGCAAGCGCCTTACGGGCTGCGTTGCATTTAGCAGAGCTAACTGCTCGCTGCAAAGCCTCCCTCCAAGCACGTTTATCAGCCTTCGTTAATTTCTCAAACTGTTTACGTTCCTTGCTGTTGCCATTCTTCAAAGATGACGACAGATGATCCTTCACAATGTTCTCAACACGTTGGGTAGCAAACTTTTGCGCACGGTAAGCACGAGCAAGAGGGTTGTTTCCTTTAGTTGTATTCATCATGTAGGTTTTTAAGTGGGGGTTAGTTTTTAGAGAGACCAACTCTCTCCTCCACACGTTCCCTGTGAAGCGGGTTTTGTACCCTAAGGTTCATGACATGGGGGTGCGGGAAATGGGACAGTTGGAGGCGCAAACGCGCGACCAAAAGTTTTGTAAGGTGATCAAAGACGCCTTACGAAATTCCAGCGATCGTTGCAAACACATTGCAATTTCGCAAATAAAATCTGCTACTAATGCACACTTTCATAATCAACGAAGAAGACGTTCGACCGGAGAAAAGCTTGCAGGCTCTTGTCGATAACATGCTTCGCCCAAAGGGTATGGCTGACCCTCCTGTCAAATTCAAGCACAGGTGGCTAACACTCTATCCCTAGCGTCACATCTTCTAAATTAACACTACTAGTGCGGTTCACAAAAACAACTGCAACTCCCCCTTAATATAATACTCGGGCCAAATTTGTATTTACTATAGTATTACAAAACAAATTTTAAAGAAAATATCACTGGTAAAAATCACACGAATGTGAAATACCGGAAATCAAAAGAAAGACCGAGTCTGGTTTTGGTTTGTTGCAGTTTCTGGTCCTTGCATACCCCATAGGATGTCGCTCCTAGGATGCGGCAAAACAATCTACGCG